CCACCGAGTTGCCCCATATCGAGCCGGGGATCTTCTCGTAGCTGGCGGTGTAGTAGGGCTTGCGGCACAGCGGGTCGTAGTTCAGCACCGCCTTGATCACGTAGCTGCCGATCAGCCACGCCTCGACATGGTACTCCTGCGTCGGGTCCTGCACCTGCTCGGGCTTCATGCCCCAGTCGAGCAGGAACTGGCCGGGGACCGAGCCCCAGAACTGCAGCGCGTCGATCAGCTGGTCCGGGTTCGAGGCCCACGACACCGACGGCTTGCCTTCGGCCTCGTTGGCGATCGCCGTCTCGTAGAGCCACGCGTTGTGGCCCATCCGATAGTCGGTCAGCACCTTGTCGATCGCGCCGCTGTCGTAGCCGTCGACCCCCTTCAGCTGCTGCAGCTCGTAGCGGCTCAGCTGGTGCTTCTGGATCAGGTCGCCCTGCTGGACGTTCTCCATCGACGGGCACGGGTAGAAGTCGAACGGGCTCACCCGCTCCCATTCCAGCACCAGCTCCTGGTTGACGGTCGGCTCCTGGCCGCCGTCCCACGTCAGGCGCGGTTTCCGGCGCACCACGGGGCCTTTGAGCACCGCGGTGGGGTAGACGGTCAGGTCGTCGATGAAGGCGTCCAGCGCCTCCAGGAAGCCGCCCTCGACGAGCTGGTCTTCCATCTTGTCGGCCATCCGCTCGGCCCGCTTGGCGCTCTCCTCGCGCACCGCGGCCAGGGCCTGATCGCGCAGGTTCGAGACCAGCTGCACCGACTGGTTCATGTCGACCGGCACGCCGGCCATCAGCGCCTGGGCGATCGGCTTGGCGGCTTCGGCGACGATCACCTCGTTGATCTCGGCCGGCAGCTCCGGCACCGGGGTGGGTCGGATCGACCAGGGGCGCTCGACGCCGGTGCCCAGCATCACGTCGCGGATCCAGCCGGCCGCGGCGCGGCACTTCACGCTGGTGATCCCGGCGTATATCTCGGCCCCGCCCATCTCGCGGATCGCCGCCAGCTTGTCGGGGTCGTACTCGGCCCGGCGGGCGCGCATGTTGCGCAGCATCCGCTCCTCGACGTTGCTGAACTTCCGCGCGTCGCGGGCGATCTGCCAGACCTTGTGGATGTGGGCGGCGATGCCGGTGACCAGCGGGCTGGCCTGCCGCTCCTGGGCCTCCCGGTCAGCATCCTCCCGCGCCTGCATCGCGGCGAGCGGGACGGCCCTCACCGTTCCCAGCTGCACGACGTTGCTCTGCGGCCCGGCGGCCGGCGGCGCGGGAGGCGCTGCGACGCCGAAGCCCCCGGGGGCAGGCGTCGCGATCGGAGAGAAACCTGGAGGCGTGAGCATGTGGGCAGGCTACCTGTTAGCAGGTCGCAAGTCCAGCCACAGCTCCAGCACCAGTATCCACGCGTTGATCGCCCAGGCTGTCATAGGTTCGACTTGTCAACCACGCGGTGGGCCTGCGCCAGCCAGCCGCGGATATCGTCGGCGCTGAGGCTGATCGCGGAGGTCGCCCCGCAGGTCGCCCCATCCTCGGGATCCAGGCCCGGGTCGGCGCGCACGGTGAGCAGGAAACGATCTCCCTCCTGGCGCAGGTTCACATAGCCCGGGTAGGTCCCGGCCTTGGTGACGGCGGCTTGTTCCTTGGTCATGTCCATCCTCCAGCGGAAACCCGGGTCACGACCTGGGCGACGGGGCGCGTCGATGCGCCCATGACACTGCTGTCCGCATGCATGCACGCATACTGGTGCGCGTCGGCGATGTGGCTGTGCTCGTTCTTCTGCGGGGTGTCCTCCACCTCGCCGTCTTTCTTCAGCTTGTAGCGATAGCCGCCGCGCAGCGCCCGGGTGAGCACCACAGCGCCCGGGTCGATCAGGTGGGACGGCCCGCCCTGGATCTGCCGCGTTAGCCAGTGGTCGACCGCTGCGATGCGCGCGACGATGTTGTTCGAGCGCGCCGGCTGCACCTTGAAGTTCGCCGCCTTGAGGATGTCGAAGCACGACTTCTCGTCGGTCTGGGCGCGCTGCGATCCGGCCGGGTCGCCGATGATCAGCACCGGGTAGCCGGGATACTTCGAGGCCAGCAGCGGTTTCAGCTTGGTGTTGATGAACTGCAGCAGGCCCATGCCGTCGGAAGTGATCGCGTCATAGGTTAGCAGTCTACCCATCAGGTCGAGCTGGTTGATGGTCGCGGAAGGATTGAGGCCAAAGTCCATGCCAATGATAAGCGGTCGGTCGGCCCCAAGCTTAATCGGCGATAGGGGGCCCTTCGCGATATGGAAGTCCGCTCTAAAAGCTTTGAAAACTGGTTGACCCGCAAGGCTTTTACCGAACTTGGCATGGATATACACATCTATCCAGTCCTCAGTCTTGCCCTGCATGAGGTTCGGATAGTAGTCCACCGGCAGGAAGTCGACCCAGTCGGCCTCCGCGCTCATGCCCGACGGCTGGAAGAACACGTTGGTGTTCTTCGGCGGGTCGCTGAGAAACCGCTCCCAGAAGGTGTCCATATCCGGCGGGTTGGTCATTCCCCAAAGGTGTCGATTACTTTCGCCAGCATCAGTGACGCAACCAACCCCGTTATCCAGCTTAGAAGGATAACGTCCGAGACGCCCTTGCAGCGCCTCGAAGATATCCTTGTTGATCTCGCGGAACTCGTCCAGCACGCCAAAGCTGGCTTGCAGCGAAAGCAGACGACGGACATCGTTGGCGTCGTCAAGACCCCGGAACAACACTTCACATTCGACATCCGAGAACTTCAGGATGAATTTGTAATTGGTCTTCTCATAGACCCCCGCCAGTCCGTCGGGGAACCAGCGCAGGAAGTCGGGGATGGTGGTGTCGCGCAGCTGCTCGCGGGTGTTGCGCACCACGATCGCTCGGGACCGGCGAATACCGTCCCGGCAGGGGGCCATGTTCGCTGCGTGGTAAGCGATCTTCATCAGGCCGGCGGTGGTCTTGGTCGAGCCGATCGGCCCGACGGCGAGGCTGATGAAGCTCTCATCGACGAAAAACCCGGCGATCGACTTCGGCGGGGTATAGCTGAGGGTCTCGGTCACCTATCCCCCTGTGAATAGCATCGTGCAGAGGGCGACCACGCCGCCGACCGTTGCGCACCCGATCAGGCCCAGACCATCCCATATCCCGTCGATGAACATCTTCATCACAGCAGCTCCACGTCTGGCCCGCCGAGGTCGTCCGTCAGCGGGAACATCTTCGCGACGGGGGGTAGCGCGGGCTTTTTCTGTGGCATATCCAAGACCATGGTCTTCGACTGCGTCGTTTGGCCGCTGATCAGTTCCTTCACGTTGGTGGGCCCGCGGGCCCCCTCCGGGATGGTGATGTTAATGGTGAACGCGGGCCCCCCGGCCCCGGGTGTCAGCGCCTGCGGCGGCTTGCGCGTGCCGGTCATGTCCATCAGCAGGGCCGACAGCTTCAGCTGGTCCTCCGGCCGCCACACGCCGCTGGCGAGGGCGTCCTTGAACTGCTTCTCGATCAGGCTCTCCAGCATCATCCGGGACTTCACCGCCCAGGTGTAGCCCTCGTCGGTGAGCCGCTGGCGCTCGCGCAGGACGGCGTCGTTGAAGCCCGGCGTGTTCTGCAGCCGGACGAGATCTTTCAGCCCGGCGTAGCCGTACTTGTTGGCGACCGTCGCTGGCGGGTCCACCCCCAGCGCGAGCTCCATGATCATTTCGCTGGGGACGTGGAGGATGGACACGTCGGTCATGTCAGTGGCTCGCGAGGAACCCGTCCAGCAGCAGCTGCAGGCCGCGCTTCGGCCCGGGGATCATGTCCCGGGTGATCAGCAGCGGCGAGCACCAGCAACCAGATCCGTTGGTGTGCGCGAACTCCCCTTCGCATAGGTCCACGCGCCGGTGCAACCACGCCTCCAGCAACCCTTCCTGATACAGCTCGATCAGGCGGTCGGCAGTCGGGGCATGGATATGCACAGGCATCTGTCGACCATGCCACATGCTAACCGGAGCGCCAAGGGTGTGCATAACGTGAGACGCCCCGGGGAGTTGGGAGCCCCGGGGCGTCTTGCTGCGCGATCTGCGAGAGACACGCTGCCACGCGTGGTCGGGTGACAGCGGGGCTTTGGGACCCCTCCCGACCGCGATTTACGGCTCAGGCTGTTAGGCGCTGAGAACCCGGATCCAGTTGCCCGCGGGGGCCGCCTTGACGCAGGCGTAGAGCGCCTTGGTCCCGGCCGCCTGGGCGACGCCGGTCGCGGTGGCGACGGCGTTAATGGTGTCGGTGCCCGCGCCGAAGACCTGGGCGGAGGCCGCCCCGTCGTTGGCGATGACCACCCGGGCGCCGGCTTCCGCGAGCGGGAGCAGTACGCTGTCGGCGGCGGTGGCGCAGACCGAGATGCGGTTCACCGCGGCGGTGAGCGCGCGGGCCGCGGCCTTGGTGCCGCCGGCGGTGGCGGTGATGGCGTCTTCCACCGAGCAATCGTTGACCAGATACTGGTCGATCGGGCGCTGCGTGTTGCCGCCGGCGTAGGTCTTCGTACCCATGGGGAGCCTCGTTTCGTGAACAAGAAAGATCCCGGGTCGAAGCCCAGGAAGACTGCAGCCTAACCGTTAGCTGGCGACTGTCAAGCTACCCCGAGATCGCCTGGATCTGGTAGGTGGCCGAGGTGTCCTTGACGTGCAGACCGACCGTGTCTGACGCCAGGATCTGCGGGAAGCCGGTGGTCGGGGCCGCGCCGTCCTGCGACACGCGCACCCGGCAGTTAGCGTCCGGGGTCACCGCCACGTAGCGGGTGGTGGCCTGCAGCGCCAGGGCCGCGCCGAACGCCTGGGCCGCGGTGACCTGGGTCGGCGGCCACATCGGCTCGCCGGTGGCCTCGTTGATGCTGTCGAACTCAAGAACGCAGATCGTCGCCATGGCCCACCTAGTAGTTGAGGCGCGGAGCCATCGCCCGCCACACTTCGTTGATCTCGATGTCGACGCCCGGCCCGCTCGGGTGGACGCCGTCGCTGATGATGCTCACCGGCGCGATCCCGCTGGTGATCGCCTTGTTGAACCCCCGGAACGTGTCGATCATGAACACGTCCTTGGCCTGGGCGATGCCGGGCAGCGAGTAGGCGATGCTGCGGCGCGCCGCCACGTTGGTGATGGTGTGCGTCGGGTTCTGGTTGAGCATGGCCAGCGTCGCCGTCGGGCACCGCTCGCGGATGTCGTCGATCCAGTCGCTCCAGGCGGTCTTCAGCTGGGTCATCCGGTAGCCGGCGTCGTTCAGCCCGGTCGCCAGGATGATCGCCTGGGCGTCGCCGGGCACCACCAGCTTCGGCAGCCGCGTGGCGTCGGTGAGGTAGGTGAGCCCCGCGCCGGCCTGCGCGCCCGCCCAGGCGTACAGCGTCGCTGAGCCGGCGACGGCGACCGTCGGGGTCGGGCGCGGGAACCACGCCTCGACCGGCTGCACGTTGCGGATCGGCCCGTTGATCCCGTCGCGGATCTCGATGTGGCTGATCTCGGTGCCGGCGGCGACCGCGCCCGACCCCCCGGCGTTGCCGACGGCGATGTTGGCGGTGCTGTCGAAGATGCTCGTCGCGCCGGCGGTGCTCTGGCCGACCTGGGTCCAGGTCACCCCGTCGTCGCTGACGTAGGCGGTCGCGACCCCGGTCGCCGCCACCAGGGTCCCCCGCACCCATTTCCAGGTCCCGTCGGTGATCCCCAGCGGGTTGGTCGACTGGACGTTGGTCGTGATCGCGGTGCCGTCCGGCGACCAGTAGAACTGCGAGCGCCCGTCGGTGCGCAGGCCGATCTCCCAGCCGCGGTTTCCCGCCGCACCCATCTGGCCCAGGAACCACGTGTTGGCGGCCGGCGTCCAGTCGGGGACCTTTACCCGCAGGCGCACGTCGAAGTCGGCGGAGGTGCGCGCCGGCGGCTCGTTGTAGGGGATGTACCGATAGTCGCCGTCCTGCACGGTCCACACCAGCCGGCGCTCGCCCTGGGTTCCGGCCTGGACCACCGTCTCGACGCCGTAGGACTGGGCGGTGTCGTCCCATATCCGCGCGACGATGCGCGCGTCCGGCAGAGCTGGGCCCAGCTTCTCGGCCAGCAGCCGGATGAACCAGTCGGTGGCTTCGTTCCCGGTGCTGTCGCTGAGCAGCAGCAGCGAGCTCGAATAGTCGCCGGCGATCAGCGGCGCGATGATATTGGCGAACGGCCCGTCGGCGGCGGCGCGCCTCGCCAGGGCCCTGGCTTGGTTCGCCTGCGAAAACGTCTTGATCAAGCCCGCCACATCACACCCCACGCCACTACCCGATGTTAGCCGCCCGCGGCCTTCAGGGTCAAGGACCGGCCGGCGGCCCAATGAACGCCGTCAGGTCCGTCGTGCCGCAGCGATAGTTGCGGATCTGCACCGCGGCGCGGGCGGGGGTGTTGCCCCGATAGAGCCCGAACTGGCAGTGCGGGCCCGAGGCGTCGTTGTAGCCGGTCGCGCCGGAATAGTTGACCACCTTGGTCCCGTCGATCCACACCTCATGGCTGCCGCCGGCGGTGTAGTTCCACACGGTTTTCGACACCACCCGATACCAGATCCCGGGGACGAACGCCGGCGTGGTCGAACGGATCGTCTGGCCGGGGTCGTCGGCGGTCAGGGTGAGCAGCGGATCGCCAACCCCCTTGGCCGGGATGGTCCGGGTGCCGATCTCGAAGCGGGCCGCGCCGCCGGCGGTGTCGAACACGTTGAAGGTCAGCGGCGCGGGCCCGATGGTGTCGGAGGCGTCGGCGGTGTTCTTCGCCTGGAAAAAGGCGTTGAACGTGCTGTCCATCCGGGTGCCCGGCTCGACCATCACGTCCATCATCATCCAGATGGGTGTGTCGTAGGCGTCGGCGGTCAGGCTGACCCACTCGGCCCGGTTGACCACGGTGGCGTTGTCGCCGAAAAACGACATCCCCGGGCGGTCTTCCATCCGCCACGTGCGCTTGTCGGACGACCGCTGCAGCACCCAGGTGTAGTACCCCGAGTGGTTCGAGTTGGCGTTGCCCTGGTAATACGACCGCCCGTCGAACGTCCACGACGCCACGAACCAGCTGTCGCGCCCCATCTTCACGTAGGGCGTCCACTTGCGGGCGGTCATCTGCCCCTGCAGCGCCTGCGGCACCATCTGGGCCGGCGCAGGCCCGACGGTCGTCAGCAGGGCGACCAGGGCGACCTGGAGGGTGATGAACTTGCGCATGGGCCTAGTTGGTCTGGAGCGAGTAGATCTCGACGTGGAGGTTCTCGGCGCTCACCGGCGTGAAGGCGGCGTTGGCCTTGAACCGGAAGTACAGCCCGGTGGTGGCGTTGGTCTTGAACGGGCAGCCGACCGCGTCATTGAACGCGCTGGTGTTGCTCGGGTCCTTCTGGCTGAGCACCAGGGCCACCCGGCACTGCAGCTTCTCGGCGTTGGCGTCGCTGATCGCGAAGCTAGCGTTGTCGTTCGGGCTGTCCACGGAGGCGTCGTACATGAACACCTCCATCTGCAGCGGCGTGGCCGCCGCGTTCGAGCTGGTGACATGCACCGCGGTGATCACCCCCATCTTGCCCGCGGCGTCGACCAGCCCGGTGCAGGCGAAGTCGGTCGGGGCCGAGGTGCTGTCGGCGATCGCGTCGTCCGCGGCGTAGGCGGTGGTGTCCCCCGGCCGGTTCCAGTCGATCGTGCACTTGCCGCTGTAGCCCGCCACCAGGGGGGCGTAGCCGGCCAGGGCGGGGGACGCGGCGCTTGCCAGCGACAGCGCCGCGCCGCCGAGCAGGAGATATTTCGTGAGCTTGGTCATGGTCAGTACGCCGTCCATTCTGAGCCGGTGTAGGTGATCGCCACCGCCTGCCGGTTGACGTTGAGCACCAGGGTGCTCGCCCCGTCGATGTTGCCGGAGGCCGGCGTGATGGTGATCGGGTTGGTCGCCGCGTCGCCCTTGCAGTCCTTGACCACGAAGGTCAGCCCGGTCGCCGGGGTGCTGGGCAGGTTGGCGGTGGTCGCCGCGCCGGAGCTCTTGTTGACGCACACCAGATAGTCGCTGGTGGCGATGGTGACCGCGCCGGCGGCGGTGACCACCCGGGTCGGAACCGTCCACGGGGCGCTCAGCGCATAGGTCTTGACCTGGGCGGTGGTGGCTTTCTTGGTGGTGGCGCTCTGCACCACCGGCAAGGTCTCGGTGCCGTCCAGGGCGGACGCGCCCGGCAGCGCGCTGACCTTGGTCTGGGCGTGCGCCGGGGTCAGCGCGCCGACCATGACCACCAGAACCGCCGCCCAACTGATCGCCGCGCCGCAACCAATCGCCGCCGCCCAGCCGACCGCGACGGGGAGTGGTGCGCGCCACGGGGGCTTATTCCAGAATGATATCATCGCCGCCCTCGGTCTGCAGCTGCGATCCATCTTCGGCCAGGAGCCCATCCTCTGCAGGTGGGTCGGGCGGGTCGCCGCCGAACGTGAGCAAGATGGTTCGCGCCATGGGGTGGGATGTTAGCCAGTCGTGACGCCGCGATCAAGGTCGCAGGTATTGGAACGCCGCCGCGTACAGCGCCACGAGGCTGAGCACATAGGCCACGCCCAGCAGGATCCAGGCCACGGGGCGGTGGATCTCGGGCTTGAGCCGGGAGCGCGGCAGGCGGCGCTGGTGTCGGGGGAGGGGTGGGGATGATGCGCGCATGGGCGAATATTAATCTTCGGAGGTGGGCGGATTTTGGGCGAGGTATTAGGGGTGGTTAAATATGGGGTGATTAAAGGAAGTAAGGG